ACAATGTACTGCTCAGTACCTATATCATGTATATGGTACGTGTATGAGGCTGAGCTTGTCAATAGGTTTGCGATATGCTCTGTGTGTGGTCTACGTACTAGATCACGGGCAACATCTGCAAGGAGGTTTACCTGTTCAGTACACTGACCGGCGATGCGGTCACGCTTGTTCTGCTGTGAGACGCCCTGCAGCAGACTCCCTAAGCTACCGTCAACTTGCATAGTTACTCCTTATCTACTGGCTGGGCGTACACCACTTAGCAGGCGTGCAGCCCCTGGTGATGTTCTCGCGTTAATGTTACGGTTAAGCATGTCCTGTGTACTAAGGGCTACGTAGAGTAAACCAAGCTTTGACTCAAGGCGTGCCATCTTTGTTTTGTCACCAATTACATCTGAGTGAAACTCTAGTGCAGCGTAGTACGCAATATAAGATGCAGCTGCATGAGGAATTTCAGTGAAATCAAGCCTGTATATGATGTCGCATTTAACAGACTCATTGATAAAGAATGTCTGTGCGCGTGGATCATACATCCTATTGCCACGCTGTACTAGCCCTGATGTACCGGAGTAGTAGTTGTTAAGTTCCGATGGATCACAATTCAATGCGTTACTTGGTATGATTACCTCACCGTCTGTATTAGCAAGTAAGGTTACTCCAACATCCTCATTGAACCACCAGCCACTTGCTTGTACTTCAGTTTCAATATCAGTCAACGTGTTTGATGCTAGGATTGCATGGGGATGCTGCAAGCCTGCCGTTGTGATCGGAGACTGCCCTACCGCACGGAGCATGATGTTAATTGCGTTCAGTCTTGTCAGCATACGTACCTCCAAACAAAAAAAAAGAGGAGCCTCAGTTAAGAGACTCCCCATTAGGTGATTGAACTAGATTATCCTGCGCGGTACTTCAGAAGTACGCCACAGTTGTCCGGGCGATTCGGAGTAACACCAAAAGCAAGGTAGCTGTCGATGAACCACTGCAGCTCAGCCTTCTCGTAATACACATCAGAAGTAAGCGGGATGGTTTCACCAGCAAGCAGGGCCTTAGGCAGCATGACGAGAGCAACAGCGTCGATCTCTTCACCAACTGCAAGGTCGTACGCATTACCGTTACCTGCGTTAGACAGGTAGTGATCAGAAATAGCAGCGGTAGGTATACGGTTAGTCTTGATAACCGGGATACCATTGGACTTCAAGATCGTACCGTTTGCGTAGTTACCGTTGCCAGTGCTGTAGTCAGTGCTGAGCAACTTGTCGTTACGAAGCAGGGTATAATACTGAGCAGGCTTGAGCAGGATGACAGCGCCATCAAGATCAACGTCCTTCTCTTCCATTTCCTGACATACATCTTCAATGCCACGCTGGAGTTTACTAGGATCGAGCTCATCAGCAGCAACGCTTAGCTCAACCTTAGTACCACCTTCCCAACCATCAGGGAGGCCAGCGGCAGTTTTCAAAGCACACTTGATGCCTTGGATAATGAAAGCTTCATCGAAGAAGCGGCCGATTTTCTTACCATGCTCCTCACCGACTTTAGCTCTGGCAGAGTAGCGTGCTTGGAAATCGTCGAGCAGTGCCACGTTGTTACGGGCAAGGACAATAGTGTCAACAGTGACGGTTACGTTGCCGAACTCAGTAACCGAGGCATCAGGACGTACACCGGGGATAACCTTCTGTAGGGTAGCCTCGCCGATGCGGTCGTTTGTGATCTGGTTAGTGCCCATTACGGACTTGACTTCTACGAACTGTCGCATGAAGGATACTTGAGTGATAGTACCTTCAACTACGCCGCCATACTCTTCGATATGGAGTGCATCGACTGCACCAGTACCTAGATTTTGTCCGGGTCTGGAAAGATGTGAGGAATCGCCTGGAAGTGCCATGAATATTCTCCTTGAAAGTTTAAGTTTAAGAGCCGATGCTCTCTCTAATAGGGCAACCTAATGGAGGACGGCACGTAAGTACCTGATTACGCTCCACTTTATTGGAGCTACCTCGTAGGTCAATAATTAACCGATTCGCGGTGCTAGTTTGGAGTTCCACTGTGTTGGTAGGTTCGCCATTGTGTACCTTGCACGGGCCTCTAGTGCAGCAACCGTCACTGCATCGTTAGCCTTTATAGCATCCGCTTTCTCCTTGATGTAAATTGCGCGTGAGATAGCGTCTACCTGACCTGCCGGTACAACACCATCAGCACCCTCTAGTTTTGCCGGTTGTACGAATCCGGGTGATGCCATGTAAGCCTCCTTCAAAGCCTTTACTGCTAGTTGTGCTTGCATGCCACCGGCCGCTAGCATTTGATTGTATTCCTTCTCACCATCTGGTGTAAGGCCGCATCCTTCAGTGGTGGTCCATTCTTCAATGGCCTTCCACATAGCTTCACCACCCGCCTCATTATAAACAAGGTCACGTGCAGGCTTATTTGCAGCATGTGCGGAAGTGCGCTCCTGCTCGAGGCCGGATTCCAACATAGAAACCTGCGACTCGCCTAACTTGGCGACTAACGCAGCCCGTGTTTCGTCTGTTAATGACCCATTAGTACCTACCTCCTGTGAGATTGCTGTAGTATCAAACCCAGCGTCATGCAACACATTCGCGGCTGAGTCAAAGAACTTATTACCAGTAGCTTCTGGCTTAGCGTACACCGGTGCTTCAACAACCGGTTCTTCTACAACCGGGGCCGCTGGTTCTACCGGGACCACGGGTTCAACTACGGGTACTGCAGGTGCTTCTTCAACTACCGGTGCAACTACAGGTTCAGCGGGTTGTACTGGCTTAACCGGCTGCTCTTCAAGTACTACTGACATACGTACTCCTTATTATTGAGGCTGCTGTGATGCTTTAGCAGCCGCGCTGTTTTCATCAACTGCAGCTTGTTGTGCAACTGCACGCTCTTGTAACTCCTTCTGTTCTGCCTGCACCTGCTCCTCACTCTTCATAAATGTCTGGTAGTTAACGGACCTAGCAGTACCAAGCAGTGCCATGATCTCTGGAACCTTGATGTACGCCTGTACCATCTCAGGTAACTGTGCAAGTAGACTTAAGTCTTGGAAGTACATCATCATGTTATCTACGTCAGAGTTACGCGACAAGGATTCCATGCCTGTGATTACCATAGGCTCAATACGCTTATCATTGATTAGGAAGCCGGTTTCTCCAAGGGCTATATAAGCCAATGGAAGTTGCAGCTCCTCAGCAAGCCTAGAATACACACCACCGAGGGATGTCTCAAGCTCCTGTGCTTGGAACCTGATCTCCTCTGCTGTAACACGTTCAGCGTCGCGGGTTACTGCGGAGCCAAGCAAGAACGCCTGTCCAATGCGTCGCTCGTAATTATCGATCATTGATAACACGAAGTTCCAGTCGGAGGTCTTGTCTATCTGGTGTGTTGTGATGTCTTCCTCACGTCCCGGTACATAATCACCATTACGTGCTTTGTTCAATGCTACTAGATCAGTTGCACCTGCTGGGTTTACGAGGAACTTAACCTCCGCTGCGATTGCTGCTCCGATAACCATGGACTCAGACAGTACGCTAAGGGCATGGAAATCCCCTGCGTATTCTTCCACTAGGCCTGTGCCGTAGTCGAATCCCCTGTTAAGTTTCCATGTCAATGGGACCCAGGGTAACTGCTTCTTAGGATACACACCCCAAGAATCCTGCAGTGGTACGTTTTCCACGCACTGCATTGTATAGTAACGGCCATCAGACTCTCTACGAATCCTCGTGTAAAGGAATACGTTCATATCGTCATCGTGATAGCGCATACTCGAAGCACGTAGCGTGTTGCGTACCGATGAGGGCAGCGTCTGGATAGACTTATGCTCCCTTGTGATAATGTCAAGTGCCTCACCAGACATGTCACGCTTGCACACGTAGTCACGCAGGCTGAATACCTGTGCCTTACCACCCTCCACGGGGAAGTACAGCAATGCATTGCCTGTGATAATCAACTGGGTCATTACGTTGTGGATACCAGTACGGATACCGCGCGTACTTAACTTCTTGACTGACTTACGCTCTTCACGTGATAACGCCATCTGAACATCAGACGGTTTCATATTGTACTTATCAACAAGCTCTTGCATATAATCGTCATCAACATCCAAACGGAAGAATGGGCGTGTCGGTGCGAACAATGCAAAGACAAGCTTGTTACTTAGATGATTTACAGCCTTAGCTCCGATGCTCTGGAAGTCACGCTGTTGCTCAGTATCAGATGAGCCGCTGAAAAGCTGAGGGAATTCTCCGGGCAGTGTCCACCCAGCGTATTCTTCAGCACGGTTGACAAGACCGGACTTCAATAACTCTAGCTTAGAGTAGTCCTGTGCCATTTGCCCCGGCCTGTTCCACTTCTGCATCAGACCGTTCTGATCAAGGACCGTTGCCATTACAGCTTAACTCCCGACTTAGCTTTCTTCTTACCACGCCCTACTAATAGACGGGAACCTGCTGAAGCTGCTTTAGAGTCAGCCTTAGAAGCCTCGCTTTCAAAATCAATGTCTGCTTCGTCTAGGTTACTTGCTGCCTGTACTTGCTCACTCTCTATAGTAGCTCTATCCTCTGCGGACTTCTGCTGCTGTTTCTGTTGCTTCCTTGACTTACTTGCTGTGCTCGCCTGTATCCCGGCGTTGGCTGCTGAACCTACTACCGTAGCCCCTGCCGCCCATAGTGCAAGTGCTCCTGATGATATTGCTGGCATGTTATGCCTCCTTTCGATATAAAGTATCCTGTAGCTGGTAGCCACGCTTCCTATAGAAGTGTCCTACAGATTCAGGCATGCTGTCTATCATGTGAGCACAGCAAAGATATTTAGCACCCTTGGACCTGCCCCAGTTCTCAAAGGCGTTGAAAAGATGCGCTCCAATTCTACGATGATCAGGATGAACGTACCATAATACTTCCTGTGCTGCTACAACGGCAGAGAATATGTCAGGCATGCTTATCGCAGCTATTACCCCGCACCACTCATCACCCTTCTTAGCACCGATCATCGTAGCCATACCTGCATCCATAAGTGATCCGAATACATGTAACGTATGTTCAAGATCAGGTGCATCACGTAGACCACCAACCTGTGATTGGAACAACTCCCCTAGATGGAACCCGTCACGGATATCATCGAGGGTCATTTCATGCAGGACGTATTGGCCCACTGTATGATTTAATATTGATGTGTGTTCTGATCCATGTGATGACACGCTGCTCTCCCTCAGACCTCGCAAAGTCCTCTAGTGTTATTCCATGCTTCCATACAGCTACTGGGAAGGCTTTGATTGCTTGATCAATGTCATGTGTAGTCATGCTCATGTCCTTGTATTCAACCTTAGCAACCTCTTTTATTATAGTAATAGGTTCTGCAGGTATCCCACGTAGGGCATCAAATAATACTCTGAAGTACTCAGTAATGTACTCAATCATATAGTTCTCCGAATGGCATTAATACATCCTTCATTCCCATCTTGTCTAATCTTTCTACGATCTCTTCAGGAATCTTATGGTCATGCTTTATATAATCAACTGCCATTTCAATCACCTGTGAGTCGGTTAAGTCATGGTATCCCATAAGCCTCCTCTATTATATGTTGCTTCTCTAATAGGGCAACCTAATTGAAAAGACCTATGGGATTAGGTACTTAGCCAAAGAAATATTCCGCGTCCAAAACCTCTGTGATATCCAGTGTACCGTACTCAGGTGTAGGTGGTACTACCGACTTACGATCTATCAGTGCGAAGTTCAACTCACTCCGTAGCTGGTCGAGTACATCGTTCTCACTATAGAGCTTATAGAACGCAGCTTGTATAAGGGTACGCATGTAGTCAACCTTACCTGCATGACACCCATACGAGTCATGGACCATCATCCAGTCCTGTATCTGGTTACTCAGGTCACGCAGCACGGTCATCATAAGGTGTGTTGCATCCATGCTATGTACGAAGTTAGGAGCGATCCCGTTTGCCTGTCGGTACTGATCAACCTCCTCAGTATCTGTTGATAGTCGTAGGAAGCACGTACCCATAAGCTGTGTCTTAACCCGCTGGGATGTGCGCTTCATCGTACCCTGGTACACCCGGAACCCTAGCGGTGTATGCCATACAATAGGCAGGTTCTCCTTGGACATTGTTCTCGATGCCTTCTGTAACCACCCCATTGCGGCTCTTGATGCTATGACTACCTCCGATATGGACTCCCATATAACATCAGACATGTATTTAGCTGCACGCATTGCCTCATACCCATCCCATGGTGATGTAGAACAATGGTAAAGTATGTAGTCCTCTACGCTCTCACGACATGACTGTTGTGTAGAGCCGTACGGTAAGGTCATAACAGGTTTCTTGCACAGCCCTCTCGTAACAAGAAAATGTAACCACTGCTTAGCCAATGTGTCATCCGTATGCTCAAGCTTTCTAATACATACGTTGGCAACGTCCTGATAGATGTCATTCGGTCTGTCAGTTCTAGTAAGATTTGTTGACTTCCCTCCGACGCTATCTCTAAGCATAGCTGAGAAGTTCTGGATTCCATTACAGCTTCCGTCCATGTTGATAGGAAGGTGCGATATAAATCCCTCCTGATTGCTATATGCCTCACTGTATTCAAAACAGAATGCGAGGAATTGATACGGGTCGTCAGCATTAGCCCATAGCGACCTACCTCTACTTCCAAGTGGGTCATCTGCAACGTCAATGATTTCTCTATGTCTGTCACTAACCCATTGAACTCGTTCATCAAAGGAACCCTTATCGTATCCGTAGGTATTAGCACCTTGTACACACAGCCATATGAATCCGCGTTTACCAAGTGCAGCGCCCTTCTTGAACTGTAGTAATCCCTTTGAGAAATCGGCTCCTTGCGGGGTAAGGCCAGGGCTTGCTGTGTATATGCGTCCACGAAAGTCACAGTTGTATACATAATAGAACTCCTCTTCTGCACGATACTTCTGTGCCATGGTTAGCACCCTTGATAGCTGTATGCTTTTGGACACCCGCTCCCTTTCTGATGTATACACCCGGGCTGCTAACCTCTTCCATGCATTGAACGTAACGAGGTCGGCCTGAGTCATGTCAATCTTCTTCAGGTCAGGGTCTAGTGGGCACTCAGGTGCTACATAAGGTACTGCTGCAGGCATTCCTATGCCAAGGTTCTGCCTCCATACCTCTTTGATAACGTCATGTACTCTTGTATTTATTTCCCATGCGGTACCCTGCAGCTTATTTACAGCGGCCATGGGCTTAGTTAAGTCAGCACCCTTCAGTGCTTCCTTGTGCTTAAGAGACTTTATCTTAACAAACGGTGCTCTGCGTCTCAGCTCCGGTGTATAGAACCCGCCATCATTCAAACCTACCCAGTCACATGGTTGTATAAGACATGGAGAAAACTCAGGGTGCAGTAACTCAGCCTCCTGCATATGTTCTTCGATCCATTCCATTGCATCGGCTGTTGCCTCTATACGTTTAACGGACTTGTTGGTACCCTCTCGCCGTGTTACTGTGTAAATCAATGCCGTTGCCTTCTCTGCAAGTTCGATGAGCTTACAGCCAAGATGTAGGCGTTCTACGGAAGACCAGTCAACCCAGTGGTCCCTGTCCTTAGCTACATGACGTAGTACGTTACGCATATGCCGGTACTCAACTGTCTTCTTCTTCTTGAAATCCTTAATGATACCGTCGTAGTACGCATCATTGTCAAGCTCAAACAATTTGAAGCGCACCTGATCCTCTATACGTAAACCTATCTGCATGGCGATATTATTAACAGTGCCGCCCTTGATCAGTGCATCAAAGATTACCTTAAG